ACACCGTGTTGCCACGCGGATACTGCGTGGCAGTCATACGCTGTGCAGCCACCGGCCCTTGTGTGCCGGCTGCGACGCTCACCGCTGGCAAGTTAGTCTCGCTAATCATGCGTGCGACTAACTTCTGCTGGGTGCTAAACTGTCCCATAGAGAAGCTGACTATATCCGTCGGCGACACAGCGGGGAACACGACACAATGCAGCGTCAACTTCTGATCAACCACGGCCTCACGGGTATACAGCGCCTGGAACACCGGCCCATTCCAGATGATTGAGGACACTTGCGCGCCGAATTGGAAGCCGGCCTTCAATGTGGCCCACGTGGCGTTCAGAGCGATGTTCTGCGCGGTTTGGTCGTCCAGGTTGTAGATAGAAATATCAGCGTACCATAGAGGCGAGGTGTTCATAGCCTGCAGCACGTCGAACGTGATTCGCAGGGCCTCTGGTTCCCAAGCATTAGAGCTGATGGTAGTGCTTTGCGAACCACCACTAGCGGTAGCACAGGTGATACTAAGTTCCCAAGCCTGACCCCATAGCGGCGTTCCAGATGACGGTGAGCTCATGGAACGTTGTCTCCCCACACCAGCGTGAATTGCGACAAGTTAGACTGCCCCGGATAATCGGCTGATGAGTCACTCGTGTTCAGCAGGTACGCGCTTCCTATCTGAAGGTACTGGTACTGAGCAAGCAGGTTCGCGGCCGGGTACTCCCCGGTAATCAACGGCACACTGCCGATCAGCAAGTTACTGTTCACATCAGACACTGACATCTGCCAATAGCCGGCCATGGCGGCGTAAGATATGCCAAGGTTCAGGGTCAAGGGCTGCCCGTTCACCGTCAACTGTACGGCGAAAGTCTGGTTATTGGCCGTGGTCAGCGGCACCGTCTGATTGCTCATAGTTATGGTGGCCCCATATAGCCCGGAAGAGTTAGCTGTCCCGGTATGCTGGAAAACAACCCCGCGCCATTTACGACCGGCACCACACCACCTGCCATGCTAATAGCTGGCTGCTTTGCCAATGAAGCGCCCTCGGTCGCTAATGGCGTCGCGAATTGTCCGGTAGTTACTGCCGACAATGCCCCAGAGTTTACCTGCCCCAAACCGGTTTGCTGCGTCGCGTCAGGTCTGGCGCTAACCGCGCTGAGACTAGCTATTGAAGCACTGCCGGTAACCGACGTAGAAGTTGTCGCCGTGAATATCTGCTCGAACTCGATTCGCATCTTCAAGCCGGTGATGGTCTTGAAGTCCTCGCGCGGACTAATCGAGGTGATGAGCATGTTGGTGTAGGTGCGTAACCGCGTGGTGACGGTGAGCGGCGACCGCGCAGCTTGCAGGGTGATCATCGTCTGATACGCGTTGACGCTTTTGCTAGTGCTGCTACCGCTGAAGGGTGCTGCCGTGTCCGGTGTCGCGCTGGTAGCGCTGGCGTTGTTAGCCCCACTGGCGTAGGCAGCCATGGCGTCACTCATGCCGATATACATCACGACGCGTGGTGGCATTAGGTACGCGTGACTACTAAGGTCGGCGCCGGTCTGGACTGGGTGGCGCGTCTTTTCTAACCGCTGCTCATGCTCTAACTCCAACACCGCGTCAAAAACGTAAGTTGTAGGAGTGCTACCACTACCAGTTATCGCGCCAGGACCACCGCCAAGTGTACCAGCTAATGGACCGGTGGCAGGCACCTCCGTGCCTGGTACGTAGTTACTAGCATTAACCGGCAGTGCCGCTGGCGAGAGGCTGTTGGTAGAACCTTGTACCGGCACCACAGTGATGCTGACCATAGCCGGCCCAGAGGACCACTGTGGCGGGCGATAACCAGATGCCCCAGGATTCGCGTTCGCGGCGGCCTGACTAGAGGCTGCTGATGCTGCGCTGCCCATGTCGACCTCCTAGCCGGTGGCGTACAACTGCGCCCACTCTTGTTGATTGCGTTGCACTTGCTTAGCAGATTCGTCACGAAGTTTTGAGATCACGTGATTCGATATCTGCTCTGGACTGGCGCCAGGCTGCGTCACGTTGATGACGATGCTGCCGACCTGCACACTTCCGGTGGCGCCGGTGCGGGCCAGCACGGAGGCGATGTAGTTCTTGGTCTCGTTCGGCAGCGTAGCTTTGCCGGCCAGAAAGGCGTCCATTCGGCCTGGGCCGGCGTTGTAAGCGCCCAGGGCCTCGGGCACGTTGCCGCCATAATGAGCCAGCATCTGACGCATGTACTCTGTGCCACCGGCCAGGTTCTGCGCAGGATCGTGCGGGTTCACACCCAGCGCCTTAGCGGTGCCAGGCATGAGCTGCATGAGACCCATCGCGCCCTTCGGACTAACGGCTTCGTTGTTCCCGCCGCTTTCCTGGCCCATCATAGCTTTGATAAGAGTTGTCGACGGGGTCGACCCGGTAACAAGCGTAGATAGGCCAGAACCGCCGGCAGACTGATCTAACAACGCGGCGCGCGACTGTGTTAATGATGATGCCACAGCCTGCAGACTGCCGTAGTCTTGCTTGGCATCTGTGAACAGGCCACTTAGCTCATCAGGTATCTTGGACCACTGCAATGTGATGAGTTCGCTTATGACGCTGACCAGTCGCGCGATCACGTCTACCACGAAGGCGACGCTGGTAGCAACGGTGCCGGCAATTGCGGCGACATACTGCAAGGCGACACCCAGCTTCTCGATGCTGAAGGTGCCGCTCTCGAGTGCAGGGTCCATGAATACTGCGCCGACGATGTTGGTGAAGGCTTTACCGAACTCACGCAGCGCCAACCCGGCCGAGCCCACCACCATCACGATGTCCTTCCAGATTGGCATGAACCAGGTCACGATCTTCTTAGAGATACCGGGAAGATCGTGAATCACCCAATCATTGAAGCTGCGCAGCTTTGTGAGCAGCCAGTCTGGACCTACGCCCAGGGCCTTTAAGAAGTCCTGCACCACGTGCATCCCAAGGTACTGCACCTCGACTTCCAGGCGAGTGAACTCGAAGCGAATGTCGCGAATCTTTCGCATCTGTGCCTCGAAGTCACCATTTGGCGCCATCGCACGCTGATCTTCGATGAGCTGCCGCGTGCGACCGCGCAGCTCCGTGTCCCACATCAAGTTCTCGAGCGGTTGCCCGAGCGCGTCCATAGCCACCTTGAGGCTGCGCGCGGCGTCCTTGGACATATACATTCTTAGCGCGAAAAGTCTAAAATCTTGATCCGCAATGGCTACCTTGTCGGCTAAGCCCAAGGCCGCAGTGCCGATGGCCACGAAACCGCTAACGATCTCAGTGCTAGCCTTGAAAAAGGCTTGGGCCATGCCGACAGCGGTCATATTTACGGCCGCGCCAGCTTCGCTCAATGCTTGCTGGAAGCGTGCCATGCCGGATTGGTCGACCACAGCGCCGAGTTTAATCATGTATTCATCTAAGATATTGGGCACCTAGTGGCCTCCTTGCTGTCGCGTCTTCCACTCCGAGTAGCGGCGAGTGTTTTCCTCTTTAACGTCTAGGTACTCTAAAGCGTCGCATAGGTCTTGCACGTCGTACGTGCCATCGAACGTCTCATGCTGACGCCACAGCCCAGCGGCGACGGGGCGCCAAACTAACGCGTCCAGGGTGTGGAAGGGCGCGGGGTCCCAACCTAGGTCGACGTCGTCGTTGCCCCGCCCGTACGCAGAAAAGACGCGAGGTTAAACACCAAGGCCTCGGTGGTCAACTGCGTCACCAGGTTAGGGTCATCCTCTAATTCTGGCACCGCCCAGCGCCCATCCGACATCTGCACCGGCATGGGCTGTTCATCGGTGGCGCCGGCAGGACGCTCCAACCGGCTCGTCACTGCGAGCGCGGCCTTCTGCACGAACTCCATCTCCTCAAAGGTCAGGAACATGAAACCAATGCCGCAGGTGGTTCGGAGTCTGTCCTCAGGCGTGGCCTTTGCCAAAGCCTCTTCGATGCGGGCTTTGTCCTCGGCGCTTTGCTCCACCTGCGCTGCCGCAGATTGCGACTGTGCCGACCTGAACATGGCAGCCATCAAGCGCTGCCAAATGTAACTACCTTGCACCGGGGTCATACGGCGAAACTGCCACCGCTGCCCAGCGACCTCTACTACCTTCGTCTTGTCCGTCATCTTGCCCTCCTTGCAGGGCATGTCTATGGCGCAGGTGAAAACTCACCTTGGTCATAATCAAGCAGTTTAAGAAACACATGCCAACCGCATCCACCACCCGCATAACCGATGTCAGGATGCGATGCAACGTCATGAAAGAAGCTGGCCGTCACTGTTCCATCCGCGTGAAAATGATGCAAACTACAGTGACTCCTGTGACCACACTTACAAATGATGACAGGCCGCACCGCCTTACCTTCATGCTGAATTGGAATCCAGCATGGCCCAGGTGTATCGAAATCGCCGCGCGGTATCTCGACGTTCATCAAGAGTTGACCACGTTGGCCGCCATCAAAGCCCAGCGAACCTTTTGGCCACTGGCTTGGTATGGCTTGTCTGGAATCTTGGCGAAGCTGACGCCGGTTAGGACGTGATTGGCTCCATCCAAAATCGTACGAAAGCTGATAGTAGTGGCGGCCCACCCTGACACGTCGTCTGCGTTAGCCGCCAACACGCACAGATTGTAAAGGTCCAGCAGCTCATGGTGCAGCGTGGAGGTCTGTTGCACTTCCAGGTCCGCCGCGCCATTATCTCCGGCGACGTAGGAGGGCATCACCGTACCATCAGCGGCGACGTCTTGCGTCGTGCGCTCGGTGGTCATCGTGATGGTCAACTGACCGAATCCCATGTTGCCGCCTGTGAGCGGGATGCTCACGCCGAAGACCGGGTTGACAAGTACCCCGACCAAATCCTTGAATGAATACGTGACGCCCACGCCCATCGTAGTATCTCCTTAGAACTTTGTGTGCCTTGGTCTTAGAGTTGTGCGTAAACTCCGATAAGCAAGCTCAGAACCGCGCCTGCGCTCGTTACCGCGCAGTAGATCGGCATGGCCTTCCCAGCATCTCGATCGTTGACAGACTGTTGTGCGTAAGGCTGAGCCTGATTCAGATAGCCGCCTGGAATGGCTTGACCAGCGGTGAGCTGCACACCTGGAATGTTTATCGTCACACCTTCCCAGATCCCGTCGGCCAAGAACCCGATGGCCGCGGACTGAGCGCAGGCTGAGTTAGCGGCCTGAATAAGAAGGTGCTCACCAGAGTTAGTCTGCGGCACCGCGGGGTTATCGGTCAGCACCGCCATCTCAGCCAGCTGCAGATAGGAGACCAGCATGGCCAGGTTCAGCCACAGGTAACTCGGCGAACCATCGCTCAAGAAACCAGGCTGAACGTTCTGGTACGGACCGAAACTGGCGTAGACGTTGAACTTCGCCGCTGTGATGTTCGTGTACTGAGTCTGAGTCAACGGCTCGGGCGCAATCCCGGCTATGGACTTGTAAGCCACGGTGAAGAAGCTGCCAGCCAGACCGGTGTTAAGACCCATCTCGACGCCCATCAAGCCGGCAGCGGCGTAGATGTTGTTGGGATAGAGGCCGCTCTGCGTGGTCGAGTAGATACCAAGAACGCGAAGGTTAAGGGCCTGCAACTCCAAAGCCACGTTGCCGGCAGTGCCGTTCGCGATGGTGGTGTCGCCTGACCACGGATAGTAGCGCGTGGTCTGCCACAGCGAGTCCGCCCACTCGGCCAAAGCCAGGTTGTCACCATCAGCAGGGTTGTTAACGGCCAGGCCATACCAATCGTTAGACGCGGCGCGGCAGGCCTGCGAGGCTTGCAGCAGCGTCTCGCCGATGGCGGTGATATCAACCTCGAGTCCGGTGCCGGAACCGCCCGTCGTAGCCAAACCCGTAGCGTCTGAGTACCCGGTGCCTTGTTGCCCAACCGTGGTCGTCAGACCGGTAACGGCTCCACCGCCGCCGATGGTAGATACCGTCAGCACGCCATAGTTGGCACTGCCCTGCACCACCGTGATCTGATCGCCAACCTTGTAGCTGGTGCCAGCGTTGCCGGAGTGCGGAATAGCGATCTGGATAGCCGTAAGGTCTTGACGGCCGATCCAGATGAACTGCGGCTGTGGGGTCTGAGAGAGGTAAATCTGCGCGGCGATGTACTCCGGCTCCATAGATGTGAAGCCGTCCGAAAGCATAGCCGTCGTCGAAGGGTACTGCCTTAAGCGCGGATTTACGCCGTAGCTCGGAATCACGGCGCTCGGGCCGACGAAGAGGCCCTGGTTGAAGGTGGGCGCCACAACGGCGCCGGGCGACACCGTTACATTGATGTCGATGAGGTTGCTCAACGCCAGAGGCGGTGTAAGTGTCATGGTGCTCCTTCTTAGCTGCTACGGGTACTTGGTTTAACAACGATTGTGACGTTGAACGTCGTATCGCTCGGTTCAGGCGGCGCAACCGGTTGCAATGTCGTTACTGAGGTTATCACGCTGATTCCGTTAACGTCTGGAACAGACTCTACAACGGGTTGTTCCAGAATCACGTTCACCGTTGCGAAGTAAACGATGGCCGTAGGCGTACCAGCCAGCGCCGTTACAGCAACGCCGCTCAGTCGTGGATAGGCGGAAACCGAGTAGGTGACCGCGCCAGGAACTGCAAATGCACGTGTGCCGGTAAGATCGGCTACGGCTGAATCGCTATCCGTTACATGACCAGCTGCGCTTGTAGTAATCGCTCCAGTGACAGCGACGGTAGATGAAACGCTACAACGCACCGCTCCCGCCGCACTAACTGCGCGAACGGCTAAAATGTTGACCGTGGAAGATACATCGCAAAGTACTATTCCAGCTAGGTCAGTAGTACGCGCCCCTGAGACGTAAACACTTGACCCATTAGTGCACTGCACCGCACCGGCAGCACTTGTAGTACGCGCCCCGGAAGACAGCGTCATTGCACCGGCCTTGCATGACGGCACTTCCGCAGAGCCGGTTGTCCGCGTACCAGTCACCGACGTAGTGGCGCCAGCCGAGCGTGAGACCGCGCCTGCGGTACTAGATACTCGTGCACCGACTAGCGTAGCAACCGCTGAGTCAGTGTCAGTCACCGCTCCTGCGGAGCTAATGATCCGTGTGCCAATTACACCAATGCTTGTACTAACTGAGCATGAGACCGTGCCTGCGGTGCCAGATGCTTGCGCACTGTTAACCGGCGCCAAGCCAAACGCGGTAAGCAGCACTAGGCCAGCGACCCCAGTTAGTGCCGCGCCGGTAATGGCCGCCGCGGCGCTAACTTGTCGAGTTCCAGTGATCGCCGCTAAAGGCATGGCCGATCTCCCTTACGTCAGTAGATGCGCTCCACTACGATGTAGATATTGCCTATGGCGGTCGTGGCCGTGGCGGCTATGCTATAGCTGAGATTAGCCGTAGCAGTGTTCTCCATCAACGTCGAACCCTGGAAGTAACCTTGTGCTGTGGTAGAAACGGCGCTTAAGACGGCGACGGTATTAGCTCCGAAGTCGTCAGTCCAGATAGCGTTAACGGTAAGTGTCTGGCTACCTTGCGCGGTAGTAACGACGGCATAGCAGGAAAACCGATACAATCCTGCTGGAGCGTTAGCCACTACCACGGTGGAGCTGATGGCGCCGAAAGTAAAAGCTGAGTACAGAATGTGCCCCATCATGACAGGGGAGGACGTAACGATCTGGTTTGATTGTTGCAGAGCCATAAGCCCCTCCTGCTAGATGTAAGATTCTGCCCAGAGCAGCCAGGCATCGTTAGTCATAGACGTTGGCACAGTCACCGCACCCATTCCGATCATAGAGCCAGGCGGTATGATAATTGACCCGCCCAGATCGCACACAATTGGCTGCGACAAGAACGATGAGCTGCCGCCAGAAGCACCCCAATAGTAGTTTCCAAGTGTAAGAATGTAGTTCAACGCCGTGGAAGACGTAGAAGCTGTGTTAGAGCTAAAGCGCGCCACAGAACCACCACCGGCAGTAGCCCAGTTAAATGTGCTGAGCGGGTTGGACAAAGTGCCAGTAACGTTGGCCGTTACACCAGCGTATAACCGGAACTGAGTCAGGCCGGCTGCGCTTGCAGCGGCAACAACGCCAATACCTGCCTGGATCATGATAAGGTTCTTACCAGAAGAAGGCGGATTCCAAACGCCAATCAAAGGCGTTCCACCGGCTGCTCCAGTGTAGGCAGTAGGAGCCGCCGCCGCCACCGCTGCCACGTAAATCTGACTGCGGTAAGCCAGTTCGTAGTAGCGCGGTTGAAGCTCAGATACCAACGTTTCCTGGTATTCGCCAAAACTCGCGGTAAGATTCGCTCCAGTCGTTTTACCGATCTGGCCCTGGTTGCCTTGATTCAACGACATCGTAATTCTCCTTAGTTGATCTGCTGATCGCCCTGAGTAGAAAAACGATCAGGGTTGAAATCTGATTCTTTGTTTTTACCGCCCTCGCAAGCAAGAGCAGTAACTGCCAGGCGAATAGCCCGTAGCTCATCATACATCAAGTTGAAGATGTCCGACCAAGGATCGACAGCCACGTTCAAGGGTGTCGCCAAACCCGGTTGCACCGGATTAAGCTGCACCACCAGTGAGCCGTCAGTGCTTACTGCTTGCACCAATGGTGACTTTACGGATGCAAGCCCAGCGGCCACCGCAGGATCTGAAAGAACGACGTTCTCACGGACGACTGTAGTAGAGTTGACGGTAAGCTGCTCACCATCAAGATTTATGCCAGACCCAGCGGTGATGGGGATAGTGGTCGTTGTAGCCATTTAGCTAACTCCTCTACGCCAGTTGCACGAGCGATGTAGATGCACCAGGCGTGGGTAGGTTGACGGTAAACGTACCGTTAGTGCTGGTCACCGTTCCGCCGAAATCGAACACACCCACCACGTCGCCAGTCGATGCGTTATACACTACAGCGCAGACCGCTGAGATTGTAGCACTGGTCCAGCTAGGGTTCACGCTCCAGTTGGCAGTGGCCGTAGTACCGTAAAGCGTGACACTTACGCCAGACATGGCGACACCACCGCTAGTGTATCCGGCACCACTGGCCTCGTCTGTTCCGACATTGACGGTGGATGGCGTGCCAACGCCGGGTGTACCGACGTTGGTTAAGGTGTTGTTGTAAACTCCTGCGTAACCGGGCTTGATGAGCAGCATGTTGTAAGTAGACGGACCGGTGCCAGCGAAATTTACTTTACCATTCAAGGCGTCCGTCTTGAATTGCGTGCTAAGGGCAGTCGTGGGCATGATGCTCCTTACAAAGTCAAAGTTTCATGACTGGTCGGGTCAACTACGTAAACGTCAACCTCGACGCTTGTGGCCTGACCGTCTTCGATAGTCTCCGTGACGTTCTCGTAAAGCGAAAGCGAGAAGTCACATCGCTCCCACCACTCAGCATTGATAAGCTCAGGAGCGCGTACCGGCTCGACAGGGTCTGACACTGGGAAGA